GCACCGCCGAGCAACTGGTTCGCATGAAAGAACTGTCGCTCAAGGTCAACGAAGTCCTGAGCAAACTGTTCGACGACGCCGGCCTGCTGCTGGTCGACTTCAAACTTGAATTCGGCGTGTTCTCCGACGGCTCCATCGTCCTGGGCGACGAATTCAGCCCGGATGGCTGCCGCCTGTGGGACAAGGCCACCGGCAAGAAAATGGACAAGGACCGCTTCCGCCAGGGCCTCGGTGACGTCATCGAAGCCTACGAAGAAGTCGCCAATCGTCTGGGCGTACCGCTTTAATCGACGCAAGCATCTGAAAGAACAGAAATATTTCGCTTAGGGGGTTCGCTTCCGGCGAAAGTGTTGTTATGATGCGCGCCGTTGGAGAGATGCCAGAGTGGCCGAATGGGACGGATTCGAAATCCGTTGTACCTTCACCGGTACCTAGGGTTCGAATCCCTATCTCTCCGCCATTATTGAAAAAAACTAAACCCCTGATTTTCCTAGCGAAAATCGGGGGTTTTGTTTTTCTGCCTTACGCATTAGGGCATTTTTAGGGCAAATTGGCCCAATTGAGTCTTGGCGAATATCCGGTCACAGATGCGTCTGCCTTCTGGCTAGCGTAAGTTCAGTGACAAAAATCCTGGGGAGCGCTAGAGTTCGCCATCAAAAAGCTATCAGAGCTCAGCGCTCACCTAGAGGGATCTAATGTCTAAGCGCCAGTACCCCGTTGAAATGGCGAATCTCGTTTGTAAATTTGGGAATCAAAACCTTCTCGATTATTTTGCAGAAATTGTACTTCCGGCATTTTCGAATCCCGATCTCAAAAGGGTCTACGGGGAGACTAAATATTTTTTCGAAAACGTTGAGTTAGTCACAGTTGATGGGCGAGTTCTGCTTGTTGGTCGATTTATTAAGGATATGGTTTTCGAACGAGAGCAAATTTATACGAGCACGGGGCTGGTAGAAGATCATGAGGAAATGCAATCTTCGCCTTCCTGTATTTTTGTTTTGGTTCTTGATATCCACCGGCTTGTCTTTCTGAAAGAAACTAAGTTTGCTCCAACGCTGGATAATTTTAAGTCGACGCTTGAGAGCTTTTTGAAGATTAAACATAAAGCTTACATTGATGCGACATATGATGAGCGAAAAGAGAGCGGCAATAAAATAACAAAGAAACAGTTGATGGAGGATACGTTTCCTCCTACCTTAGAATTGATACCGTTGACTTCCGCGCAAAGTATCGATTCATTCGTGCGGCAGTATGAGGTTTTGAGTTCGGTCACATATAAATTTTCTGATCGAAATGATGAACATGACAACGAAGGTTTTTTCGAGGCTGTGCAGCGTCAAAAGGATGAGGTTAATAGTAAGACAACAACTATTCGTCATTCTAACTCTGAAGGGTTGGATAAAGAGAGTGTGATTGAAGAAGTGCAAGCAGCCACTGTGCAAGGAAATCAGAAAGTGACGCTAGTGGGTAAAGATAGCTCGGGGACAGAGTTGCGTGGCGACAATGAACACTTTCAGCTTAAAAGTTATGTTGAGTTAACAACAAACTCACCTTCGAAAGCTGCGCCGACTTTGTTTAAGAAATTTATTCAGCTTGTAGGCGATGGTATGATCCAGGTTGCCGCTCCTACCAGAGCAGCGATTGCCAAACTCACTCCTTATCGTAGGTGACCAGGTGAACGATGATTTGTCTCCCAAGGCGTTGATGGACGAAAAAAGCTTGTGGGCGATTTACGTCAAGGCGAGAAGGATTCCTTTCAGCTCCTTCAACTCCTGGGTGACGCTCATCGTATTTTTGCTGGTCGCGCTTCAATATTGCATGCTTGAAATCTCATTGGATGACAAATTAAAAATCGTCCGTGAATTCAGTACAATGGCAATGGGGGTCGTAGTTTCAGTTCTAGGCTTTATCCTGGCTGGTTTTACGATTTTCGCTACTATCAGCCAGCCTGATATGCTAGTTGCGATGTCAAAGCATCGGCATGAGGCATCTCAACTATCTTATCTTAAGAACAATTTTTTCATTTTTATGCGAGTATTTATTTACTATCTTCTTTATACCGTTTTCTGTTTGATGGTTATAGTGTTCGCCGTGAAAGGGGGGCTGATCCATAAGGTAGTTCAGCTATCCCCGATTTCATGGGAGATCACCGAGTGGCTGGTTGGTGCGGCGTACGTTTTTCTTTATACAGGAATGTTCTTTCTGCTGATGCAGCTGAAATCATTTATATATAATGTTTATCATACTGTTATGACTGCTATTCGTTGGAAGGCAATTCAGCCTTAGTGGTTTTTGGTCTATTCCTGGCTGCGAAACCCCAGCATCTGGGAGACCAAGCCGGCCATGCTTTTAGTATCGCTCTGTATCCAGCGTCCGTAATGTTTTCTTACCATCGTTGTATCGGTGTGACCAAGTTGTCGAGCAACCCATTCAACTGGCACGTAGCTAGATAACATCTGGCTGGCAAAGGTGTGGCGGCATTGGTTAGCTCCTCTGTGTCGAACTTCCGCTTTTTTCAAATGGCCGGTGAACCAATTACTTAAGGTTTTACTGTTCCAGAGTAGACCGCTGGTTGAGCTGCGAAAGAGGAACCGAACGTTTTGCTTCTTAGCTGTGATGTTATCGCGCTGGATGACTTTGATTTCAACGCTGGGCGCATTATTTGCAGCTGCAGCGATTTCGCGCATCAGAGCGAGGGCGGGGTCTACCAATTCTACAGTTCGAATCCTTGATCGTTCCTTAGGCACCTTAAACTCGCCTACGACCAAGGCCCTTCGGACGTGAACGGTCCCGGCCTCAAGGTCTACATCCTCGACGGCAAGCGCAATGAGTTCGGACAACGACAGTCCTGTCCAGCAGTTGAACTCAATCATTCGCGCATCATTCCGTCGGGCGGGATCCGCTTTGCCGATTAAGTCGATCTCGGTACGGCTGAAGGGATCCGCATGTTCAAGGTCGACGTCCGATCCGACGTTGATAATCCTATCCAGAGGGTTGGCTTTCAGGATGCCATCGCCAAACGCGTCGGCCCAGATCCCACGGACTACGGTGAAGATATCGTTCACCGTTTTTGGGGCCAGGCCTTGCTTAAGCAGTTGCACCTGGAACAATTCGATGTCGCTTTTGCTAATGTCGACGATCCGGCGTTTGCCAAACTTATGTTCAACATGCACAGACTTACTGACGTAGTTGACCACGGTGCTCGACGCTTTGAGCGCACGCTGCACCTCCAGCCAGCGATCAATACCTTCCTTCACGGTGCGCTTTAGCGAAGGGCCGCCTGTTCCGGTGAACATAGCGGCCCTGGGCGAGTTGGGGAAGTGAGCCGCATAGTCGAAGCGGCCTTCTTTGATTTCCGCAAGGATTGTCCGGCGCTTGTTATCCGCATAGGCAATCGCGGCCTTGTTTACTTTTGATATCCCTTCAAGTGGCTCCCGGCAACGTTGGCCGTTGAAGATGAACCAGATGCGCAGCTGTTTCCCGTTCATCTCAACACCGGTAGGCATCTTGTCGATCATGGTTTCCCTTCCATCCAGCGTTCAATCGCCGCGCGGTTGTAGACGATGACGTTGGCCGGGTCGTACCGCCAGTGCTTGCCTTCAAGCCAGAGGCCGCGGGTGCGATATTTGCGGACGGCTTCGGTGCTCAGGCCGAACACTGGGTAAAGCAGGTCCTGACGGAACCAGGCGCCTGGCGTGATATGGAAGTCGAGTTTCTCTGCTGCGCTCATTGCGGTTTCTCCCCTGCGCGCCGGGAGATACCCTCGGCTTGGCGCTGCTTGCTGCATTGTTCGTGGTTGCCGTGTGCCCGCGACTTGTTGCATTTGTCGCAGATGGTTTGTAAGTCGAGAGGCGGCATTTGCCCGCAGCGTATTCGGACTGTTCGGCGAAGGACTGTCATGCGGCCTCCTGTGCTACTTGCTTCAAGAGGGCGGCCATTTCGAGCGCTTGATCGCGCAGGGCGAGTGAATCGCGTTCGAGTTTTTTGCCTGTGCGGAATGCGCTGAATGTCTCTGCCGCAATTCTCAGTTGTTCGGCGATGGCCAGCAGAGTCTGGCGTTCTGGTTCCCCTAGTTTTGAGGTGGTCAATGCGCGCTCATAGTGGGAGTGCAGTTGCTTATGTTGGTCCTGCGCCTGATCAAGCGATCGCTTAAGGTCCTGGATCGTCTTTGAGCTATCTGATTGCTGAATGGCCTTGCCGTCGTCGATACCTTCGATGCGGCCATCGTTCAGGCCGCCGCGATAGCCTGCCCAATAGGTAAGGCCAACAAGTACGATCAGAACGATCAGTGCGCAAATCTGAATTGCTGTCATGTGCTGTGTACCTCGGTAGAGCCCGCCGTCAGGATTTTTGGTGAGAGGCTGGCGGCGGGGTGTTACTTGGGAATTAGTTACAGGGTGGCTTCGTACAGCGGTACTTCGCCGATTGCGCTCTGGATCTTCTGGCGCACGGCGTTGTAGGCCTCTTCAAGTACCTTGTCCGGGCGTACCAGCTCGAACCACATTTGCAGGCGGCCTTCCAGAATGCGGTAGCGGAAGCGGGCAGGGACGCAGAAAGCGTCACCACCGAGGAACGGTTTCACGGCGATAAAGAATTGTTCAGGGATGCGCAGTTGGCCTGCTTCGCCGGCACGTCCGTCGATTTCTTCGTTGTAGGTCAGTTGAACTTGGCCGTTGTCGAGGCGGGTGCCTTGGCGGAAGGTGATGTTTTTCTTGGCTTCCAGGGTGCGGCTGATTTCCAGCATGTCGGCAGGACTGGGGTCGTTTGCGTCGTTTGCGCGCTGGGTGATGTCCCTGACGTTCTCTTCGATGAACTCGGCGAACGTTGCTTGATCCATGCGCTTGCGGTCGTTCTCTTTCCAGCGGCCCCACTCAATGCTGGTGGGGCAGCGGTACGTGGCCACGTGGTCGCGCCATGCGGGGGCGGTTGGTTGGTGGTAGTCGATGACTGCCAAGAAAGTTCGGCCCTCAGGACCGTTGCAGAACACTGCGGTCGCGTCGTCGGCGAAGCGGTTCACGTATGCAATGAAAGACTCGGCATCAAGCACGGTGAGTTTCTGGCGCGTGCGGGTAGGGTTTGGTAGCAAGTGCTCAAGCGAGTGAACACCCACGCCGTCAGGAAGCAGGGAAATGGGGGCTGCCAGCCCCTGATGATCAATCGGTTTGCCAATCGCCTGTGCGAGGGTGACCAGCTGTTGAATGGCATGTTGCATTGGATGTGCTCCAGTGGGTGATGCTGTGGTGAGAGGTTTTCGAGACTGGTGTTACGGGCTAACGTGGCGCAGTTTTCCCGGTGCCGGGTCTTCGCTGACTGTCCGCAACGGCAGGTCCTGTTGTCGTGGGTCGCGGCGGGTCAAGTTGCCCTCGGGGGTCAGGAAGAACAGCGATGTACCGCGGGACAGGATCGGTTCTTTCGCTTTAACGTCGGCCTTGATGGTCATCTGGCCGCTGCCGTCTGGCTTGTAGGTGAGCTTGATGGTCAGTTCACCGCCCTTGCCGGTCTGGCGGATGGCATCGACCAGGCTATGTTGGGTTTCGCTGAGCTCATCAAGTAAGCCTCCGGCCTCGATGTCCCGTAGCGTGTCGATGAAGGGGCGTGCTTTGCTCATGTGCTGTGCCTCATTGGTTGAATGTTGTCTGCCCCTGGAAGGCGGGGGCACCTTTGAATCAGGCTGCTTCCAGCGGCGCTTGGGCGTCGAGGAATGCAGCCAGGTTGTGTAGGTACACCACGGGTTTGGTCCGGGCTGACCTGTGCAGGTGTGTTACGACTAACGCAATGCGGCCGGCTTTGATTTCACTCAGCAGGTAGCGGTCCGTTCGGATGTGCGTGAAGTACTGTTCCCGTACCGCCGTCAGAGACGGGCATGGGGTGGCGAACTGTTTGCGAAGTTGGTCGAGGGTACTGCTCATGCAGCGACCTCCCCGAACCCCTCCGTAGGGGGCACCAACTTAAGCCGGATCAGTTCGGCGAGGCTTTCTTTGCTTTTACCCATACCGGCGGCGCAGACATTGCCTTTTGCGTCAGCTACAACCGCGCCAAATGGATACTCGGGCGAGTTGGTCGGGGTGACATAGGCCACTTGGCCTTCTTGAATCACGTTGTTGACACAGCGAAAGACCTCGGCCAGTTCCACTGTGCGGCAGGGCATGCTTTCCAGCAGGTCAATGGCTTCGCTCGCGGCGCCGATCAGTGTGGCGCGGCTGACTACGCCCGGGCTGTCCAGGTAGATGGGCATCAGTCTCAGGGCGCCGAGGGCTTGGGTGTAGGCATTGAAGTAGTTGGTTTTCATGCAGCGGCGTCCTTGTGCGTAATGGTGATGCCCAGCTTCTTGGCCAGCCATTGCACGCCAGCCTCGGTGACCATGACGACGGCGTAATGCTTGTAACGGTTGGTGGTCCCGATCTGGACGCTGCGCGGGTCTGAATATAAATTTCCGCCACCACGGTGGTGGCTGGCCAGGTCGCCGCTTTGCGTCAGCACGCGGAGTGCACGAAGTTGATCGCGGAATTTCCGGGGTTTGAGGCCGAGCACTGCGGCGGTTTCGTCCAGGGTGCGGTTCATGGAGGTATTCTCAGGCGACTGCTGCACGGGCGTGCAGCGTGTCCACGATGTGGTTGACGTTCGTGAACAATTCATCGAAGGAACCATCGTTTGTCAGCCGCAAGTCGCCAAGAGCAACCTGGATTCCGTTTTCGCTGCTGTGCGGTTTTACGGGTGTTGACACCACGCGATCCATGTGAACTACGACGCCGCCGCGCTTACGGATGAAGTCCGCTTCGTTGTTGAACCGAACGTCGCTGACGACGAAGCCGCGTGCGATGTCGTGGGTGCGTGCCAGTAAATCGAGGTTCTGCGCGGCCAGTAGCAACCACAGTTCAGGGTGCACGCTGTTGCGGCCCCACTCGGTGCCCAGGGACTGCATCAGCTCGCGGGGTGAGCGTCCCAGCCATGGCAACGCTTGTTCCTTTTGCTCGCCTTCGAAGTCGCACGGGCTCAGGTTGAGAATGTGCATCAGGCCGTCACGTAACGGATCAGCGAATGCGTAGGACTGGAATCCGTGATTGTTTACCAGGTGTTGTGCTGCTGTGTCTTTACCCGATCGAGCCCGTCCAGCAATGCCGATTAGAAGTATCGTCATGCTGCGTCACCCCCGAACGGCCAGGAGCTATCGGTGGCAGTGCTGGTGGGCTCGACAGCCGCGGTGCGGCCTTTGGGGGTGGTGATCACCAGCAGTCCAGTGCGGCGTTGGATGGCTTCTACGGCGGCGCGGCTACTGCATGCAGATGGGTGCAGGTAGATCGAGCAGCGGGTCGTGCTGTGCTGTGTCTTTTGCATGTCTCGTACTCTTTGGTGAGAGGGGTACGGGACAGAGATTAGGATACCTCATAGGTACTATGCAATACCTTATGGGTTATTTTTCATTGGTTGAGTGGTGCGAGTGGTGTCCGGCTGAAGGCTGCTTTGAGGGGTAAATGTCAGGGGCTATGCATGATTGCCGAAAAAAAGCCCGCTTGAGAGCGGGCTTGATTTTTTCGTTGTCGCTAAAGAGATTGTTGGCGGTTCTTGAGGTTACAGGTCTACGATTTTCCATCGAGCTCGACCGCAGATGTGCCATTCCTCAGTCAGGCGGATGATGCGTTCCTGCCAATCAGGATTCACAGCATACAGGTAATGTTCGGAGCCCTCCTGGCGAAGCTGTTTTAGTGTTACCCCTTGGTCGCTGGCGCGGCGAGCCGCCACGTAGTGTCCTGGCAGGGCTTCACGCGCCGGGTCTATCACTACCTTGTCACCCTGCATGAATAAAGGCTCCATGCTGATACCTTCGACTCGAAGGATAAAGGCGTTTGGGCCGACCGGGCCTGGGGCTTCGATCCATTCTTCGGCATTGTTGGGATCAAAGCTATCAACAGCTTCGCACCACGTACCTGCTGCAATAGATCCCATCACGGGTAGCTTTCTCCCTGCAATACCTATGACTGTTCCATTGCTACCTACGTTTTCGTGAGGGATGTCTAGGTAACCTCTTGGTAGGTCGAGGGCGTGTTCAATCTCGCGGGCAATTTGATCGCCAATATTTTTGTGGGCGCCTTCTCCTGCGAATGAAGAAACCTGAGCCGCGGACTTGTTCAGTAATTGAGCAAGATCTTTGAGCTTTAGGCCCTTTTCTTGGATCAGGCGGCGAACGTTGGTAAGGCGAGTTTCATAAATAGTCATGGGCACGATTGTGTCGCCGTCATACCTGAGAGGTAAATTCCCTAGATGGTATTGCAAGTAAAATACCTCACAGGTATCTTGTTGTTCGGAGGTGAACCATCATGAAGCTTCGCGATTACATAAATTCGCTTTCCCCCGAGCAGCTGGAGGCATATGCCGGGCGCTGCTCCACGACTGCTAATTATCTTGGTACGCATATTCGTTACGCGACCAAGGAGCCCAGCGTAAAGCTGATGCGCTCACTGGCTAGGGAGAGCGGGGGTAGCGTCACGTTGAATGAGGTTTTAGACCACTACCACCTTATTGATGGCGGCGCTTTGAACGGAAACTGAGATTAGAAGGGTGCTGGACTGGGGCCTCTCACCATAAGAATCCCCCAGCCCAGCGGTGACGGTACGCAGCACATACCGTACCGCCACTTGAAACACCGGCCTGAAACCTCTCACCAAAGAAACTACAGGCCGGAAGCAACGAGCTACACAAGATACATGCAAGTCGCTACATAGCGCGTTGGCCCAGGACCTCTCACCATAAGAATCCCCTGGGCCGACTGGAACGATGAGCCGTGCTGCACAGCACGATTCGCACAGCACATCGGTCGTGGTCGTAGAATAGAGCGTGTTGAACTCTACGGCCACACCGTAAACAGGGGATTTACGGTTATGAGTCGCACAGATCTTTTGCCGGACGCTGGTCCGGTCCTTTCTCTGCGTCATGCGCTTTACCGCGCCGGGCGTGATTATCGGGGTGGCATCACAGCCCTGGCTTTCGACATGGTCATGGATAACGACGCGCTTCAGAAGAAACTGAAGCTCGACGAAGAGCGCCGCTGGCTGACGCCGGACGAGTTGGAAGAAGTTGTCCGGCTGACGGCCAATCCATTGCTGTTGGATGCGCTGATGCGCCCTGCAGGAGTGGTTTGGTACAAACCAGTGCCGGTACCAGCAACCTCGGAAGCGCTGAAGGCGGTTGGAAATGTTTTGGGTGAGACTGCAGAGTTCGTATCGAGCATGCATGAAGCTGCCCGGGACAACGTTTGGGAGCTTCATGAGGTCCTCGCGTTGGAGAAGCACGGAGCTGATGTGATCCGTGGAATTCTCGGCATCATGGCGGGTGCCCGTCAGACGATGGAGGATCGCAAAGATGGCTGACGATATCGATCGCGCTAACGACCAAGCTCAATATCTGCTCGACATTGCTCTTCACCGTAGTCGCCGTATCCCTTCAAATCGCGTCAGCGCTCAATTCTGCGAAGACTGCGATGAGCCAGTCCCGTTGCTTCGACAGCAGACGATTCAGGGTTGCCAGACCTGTGTCAGTTGCCAGGGGTTGCGGGAGCAGCGCAGATGACTGATCACGACAACCGATTGCCTACTGCTGATTGGGCTCAGTTTTACGTTGATACGTTTGGTTTGGCGCTGGTTCCGATTGAGCCAGGTCAGAAAGGTCCGAAGGGGATGGGTTGGAACAAGCCGGGTAAGTACTTCACCGATTCGGCGAAGGCTGCGGCGTTCTGGACAAAGAAGCCTGAGCACAACCTTGGTGTTGTGCTTGGCCCCAGCCGTATCTGTTCACTGGACGTCGATGACGTGCAGTGGACGCGGCATGTTCTCTATGACCAGCTGGAAATTGATCTTGATGCGATGGCGTTGGTGTTTCCGACGGTGGTGGGCAACCCAGCGCGCTTTCGCATTATGTTCCGCGTCCCTGACGGTCTTGAACTGAGCCGTCATTCGCTGGCGTGGCCCAACGAGAAAGACCCTGATGGATCAATACACAAGGCGCTGACCGCCAAGGCAAAAGCCGCGAAGGAAGCTGGTGATGTGGCGGGTGAAGCCGAGGCGCGGGCTGAGGCGGAAGAATACCAGCGCATCACGGTGTTCGAGCTGCGCGGCGGGCTGGTGCAGGATGTATTGCCACCATCGATCCACCCAGGAACGGGTAAACCGTACACCTGGCGCACGCCGCCGAGTGTGAGTGATGGCTTGCCGATGCTGACTCCGGAGTTGCTGTCCATCTGGAACAACTGGGACATCTTCAAGCGAGATGCCGAGGCGGCTTGTCCATGGGCCCCAAAGCCGAAAAAACCGCCGGCCAAGGTTATCAAGCGTGCGCCACCGGCAGCCGGTAAGCCCTCGGTAATCGACGAGTTCAATCGCAGTCACGACGTTGAAGAGCTGCTGCGTGCCCACGACTATATCAAGCGCGGAAGTAAGTGGCTGTATCCACACAGCAGCACCGGGCTGCCGGGTGTGACGGTCAGTAATGATGGCAAGGTCTATTCGCACCACGGCGCTGATCCGCTCGCGAACGGTCATCAGAACGATGCGTTCGAGGTGTTTTGCTTGTTGCAACACGGTGGCGATCAGTCGCGAGCGGTGAAGGATGCCGCGCGATTGCTGGGGATGCAGCATTCTTCGCGCCCGGACCCGCGTGATCTTCCCCCGACCCCATCTGGTGACCTGAGCGAGCCGAGCTGTACGGTACACGAAGCCAGCGAGGCCGCTCCGGCTTCTGACGGGGGGGAGGCGCTGACGCTTGAACAGATCCTTCGGCGATATGCGCTGGTGGAAGGCACCACTCACGTGTGGGATTTCGATCAGTCGCGGGTGATGAAGAAGTCGGCGTTCGAAGCGCGTGTTGGAAAGCCGCTGGCGAAACAATGGTCGGAAGATACCGAGCACCGCAAGCTGATATCCGATGACCATGTGCGCGACATCGAGCAGTCGCGGCGGATGGCGGGCAAGAAAGGCGGTGCCTTCGGGATGCCCCCAACCGAGCGCTATGTGTACATCGACGGCACCAAGGACGTTTGGGATCGTGAGAAGAAACGCCGCGTTGCCGAGGGTGCTGTGAAAATGGCCCTCGGTGACACGTACCCATTGTGGTTGAACAGCAGCGAACGGCGGGTGGTTGACGTTGACCACATTGTCTTTGACCCGACGATGACCAAAGACCCGAGCGTCTACATCAATACCTTTGATGGTCTGCCGCTGGAGCCGCTCAGGGACGATGCCGCATGTGCCAACTTACGGTGGCTGATCTCGTTTCTATGTAACCACGATGAAAATGCGGCTCTCTGGTTGACTCGGTGGCTGGCGTTTCCGCTGCAGCACCTGGGCGCGAAGATGGATACCGCTGTGCTGATGCATTCCAGCATGGAGGGCTCGGGTAAGAGTCTGTTTTTCGCCGATACCATGGGCAAGTTGTACGGCCAATATGCCGCGACAGTCGGACAGACCCAGTTGGAAAGCAATTTCAACGCCTGGCAAAGCCGGAAACTTTGGGCCGTGTTCGAAGAGGTGGTTAGCCGCGATCAGCGCTACAACCAAGTGGGCAAGATCAAGCATCTGGTCACGGGCAAAACGGTGCGGATGGAATCCAAGTTCATCAATGGCTGGGAGGAGTCCAACCATATGAACGCGGTTTTCTTGAGTAACGAGATCATGCCGTGGCCGATCAGTGATAGCGACCGCCGGATGCTGGTTGTCTGGCCCTTGGATACTTTGCCGGTGGAGCGTCAAAAAGCCATTGGCCGGGAGTTGGAGCAAGGCGGTGTCGCGGCCCTTTACGGCTGGCTATTGTCGGTTGATTTGGGCGACTTCAATCAGCGAACACGTCCACCATCAACTGACGCCCGTGAACGCCTGGTGGCCTTGAGTCGGGCCGGCTGGCAGACGTTCCTGCACCTGTGGAAATACAGCGAGCTGGGTCAAGGACTCTGGGGGCCGTGTCTTTCCACTGACCTTTACTCGTTGTTCTTGGAGTGGTGTCAACGCAACAAGGAACACGTGATGAGTCAGACGAAGTTCTCGCTGTTCATCAATTCGGAAGTGGAAAAAACGCGATCGATACCTTGGACCGATGGCAATAATCGCAAGTTTGGTGCGTTCTTCTTCCCAGTTGACCAGGACGCTTCCCAGCCCCCATCACTGGCGTCGGCCGTGCTTGGCGCGGTGGTGGTCAATTGGCGGGCAAATGCGAAGCTGGCAGGGTGGAATGTGGACAGCTGGGACCACATTAAGGCTGTTGCCGCATGACTACGCCTAGAAGTGTGTTGGGTGTGTCGGGTGTGTGTCGGGTTGGTTTTGACTACCCAACACAGTTTCAGTCCTTTATTTGCGCGGGCTTCCGGCTGTTGTGTTGGGTGTGTTGGGTTTGGCGTCGCGTGCGCGCATGCGTGACGTTATTTGCACTGAAGGTAACGGTAAGAATTTTTTCTTATGCGAGGACAGAAAAACCCAACAAACCCAACACACTCAACTCAAAGTTAATAAGGATATTGATTTTAAAGGGATTTATTTGTGTTGGGTTTGTGTTGGGTTGCGGGGTTTCTGTGTTGGGTTCGGTTTTTCGGGGGGTAGGGCAATGATCGACGCAATGGAAGTGCTGCTGAAGCACTGGGGTGAGCAACTTCGGAGTAATGGTGAAGTGGGGGGCATGGGTAGCCCGATGGCAACGATCATGGAGTGGGGCGGATGTGCGCCGCGCGGTACCCCCGGATCTCGGATCATCATGGGCGCTGGTGCGGGGCCTGATGCAGTTGCTCAGGAAGTCGGTGCGGCTCTTTCCGAGATCGCTCGGCAAGATGGGCGGGGAGAAAGGCTGCAACAGTTGGCGGTCTTGCGCTACGGCGATGACCCTGCACCGACCTGGATTTCGCAAATGCATGAGCTGGGGTATGTGTCCAAGGCGAAGCAAACCTACTACGACCTTGTGCACAGTCTTCACGTGCAACTCTTTGAGGTGCTGGCCGAGCGCAAAGACGCGCGTAAGTGGCTTACCGCTGGTCGGGGCGCTTTACCTCAAAGTCTCCTCAAAGTTGCGTCAAAGTTGCGTCGAGCGGATTAACCGAAAATGCCCTCTTTTCGGTTCCGTACTCTGGGGGTAAAAAGTCACCACGATATGAATTCTGCGCCTTGGCGCTTCCCCCGAGCACGTGCTGTGCACTCCGTCCTGGCAAGCGCCGCGACACTGAAAACCCTGCCCTCCGGCGGGGTTTTCTTTTTGTGTTTGGCGCGGTCTTTCACTTGAGGCACAACATGACAAATGAGCAGCAAGCACTGGCAGAGATGCCGATCTGGTTAGTGATCGTCTTGGCCCTGGTCGGTGGCGTATCCGGTGAAATGTGGCGAGCAGATAAAGATGGCGCGCGGGGCTGGGCATTGTTGCGGCGCCTGGCGCTTCGGTCCGGTGCCTGCATTGTCTGCGGGGTCTCGGCGATGATGCTGATGATTGGCGCGGGCATGACGATCTGGACAGCCGGCAGCTTGGGTTGCCTGACTGCGATGGCCGGCGCTGATGTTGCCATTGGGTTGTACGAGCGCTGGGCCGCCAAGCGATTGGGCGTTAGTGAGATGTCCGCCGAATCTAATCGTCCTGAATAACTAATCACCCAGCCACTCATTTCGCAGGTCTCCAGTTATGAATGAATCCAGGCAGCAGCAGATGCTTGCGGGACAATCTTCCATCGCTCAAAAAATCTTTAGCTATGTACCCATTCAATCATGCTGGACTGCTCGTGATATTCACGGCGCCGTCCTGGCTGCCAATGTCAGTGGTGCATCTGCCTACGCTATACGCCGTGCTCTTGGTGAGCTCAAAGATGCAGGGCTGATCAGGGAGCCAATCGGCGGAAAGTTTCAGCGGGCTGTAGCCACATCCAAACCCAAGAAGGAGACAACCATGCCTCAGACATCCAAGCAGTCCGTTGCATCCACGAAATCAACCGATGGCGCGCTGGACGTATTGGCAACCCTGTCGAGTGAAGTGGTGAACCTTTCTGAAGAGTTCAGCAGGCGCATGAAGTCATTGGCTGGACGCATCGAAGAGGTAGCCCTGTCGGTAGAAGCTGAACGCGAAAGTAATGCTGCAGCCATCGTTAAAGCGAAGCGACTGCAAGAGGCGCTGCGAGAGTTTGCGTAAACATCCGCCTTTGCGCGGCCGGGACGGCCTGGTGCTCGCGTGTCCTCGAAGTGCCATCTGTCAGTAGCGAACGGGGGCGACGAATCGCGGCGGCGCGCCGAAAAACGCCGGGGACCCTGGGGTTATCCCGAGGGTACGGGGTCGGAAACCCGCGGGAAAGTGTTAGCGAACAGTTCACCAGCTTAGTGAACTGGGGTGAACAGGTGAACCCCCCGAATTCATTGGGTGAACAGGACATTCCATCATGACGGTAATCAGCAAAACGGAGTTTGCCGCACGGCGTGGCTGGGCCAAATCGTATGTTTCGAAGTTGGCTAATCAAGATCGGTTGGTTCTGACTGAAGACGGCAAGGTGGAGCTGGAAGCCACCGAAGCACTGCTGGCCGAATCGGCAGACCCGAGCAAAGCCGCCGTTGCCGACCGCCACGAACGGCTTCGTCTCCAGCGGGAAGTACAAATCGCCGCCGAAGAACCTGCGGTGCCGCAAGTCGGGCAGGCGGCGGACTTTCAGAAGTCCCGCGCGTTGCGCGAGCACTACTTGGCTCTGCAAGAGCAAGCCAACTTTCACAAACAGCAAGGAACTCTGGTGGAGCGCGTCGCGGTGGAAACCGGAGCCTATAACGCGGGCCGCCTGTTGCGGGACCAATTGCTGGGCATGCCGCCACAGCTCGCGCCGGAACTCGCTGTCATGACCGACCCTTGGCAGATCGAAAAGCATTTGACGGCGGCTATTCGTCGCTCGCTTGAGGACGCAGAACGCTTGTCCTCGGCGGATCTTGAACACGCCCTGACCACGAGTTAAACCCATGCCCACGGAAATCCCCGACGGTGCAGAGGTGTACCGGGAGGCATATTTCCGTGGTCTGCATCCGGACCCGGACGTCTGGATCGATGAGTGGGCCGACGAGTACATGCGCATCCCGCGTGACACTGGTGCGGCCGAGCCCGGCCAGTACCGCACCTCTCGTACACCCTATGCCCGCGAGCCGATGCGCTGCTTATCGCCGGCTCACCCCTGCAAGCGCGTGGTCACCATGGTGGCCTCGCAGCTGATGAAAACGCAGATCGCGTTGAACTGGATCGGTGGCCTGATCCACATGGCGCCGTCCAACATCCTAACCCTGTTGCCGAGCCTGGGCTTGGCCAAGCGGGTGTCCTCGCGGATCGGTAAGACCATCAAGGCCACACCGGTATTGCGTGAACGTGTGGCCTCCAGCCGCTCGCGGGACTCGCGCAACACCATGGACACCAAGGAGTTTGAGGGTGGTTCGTTGTACGTGACCACCGCCGGCTCTGCCGCCAACCTGGCGGAGCTCTCGGCCCGCTACGTTTACGGCGATGAGATTGACCGTTGGGAAGTGGACATCGGCGAAGAGGGCGACCCGATTGAACTCGCGGAAACACGCGGCAGTACCTTCGGCCGCAACGCGAAGTTTTACTTTTCCAGCTCTCCGACGATCAAAGGTGCCTCGCGGATCGCCGATCTGTTCGAGGGCAGCGATCAGCGTCATTACTACGTGCCGTGCCCGACCTGCGGGCACATGCAGACCCTGGAATGGGAGCGCCTGCATTACTCAAAGGATTACAGCGTGGTGCATTACCAGTGCGCCGGTCCTGACTGCGACGTGCTGATTGATGAGTACCACAAGGGCGAAATGCTCGCCCAGGGCGAATGGCGGGCCCATGCCGAAGGCGATGGCGAGACGGTGGGCTTCCACCTCAATGCGTTGTATTCGCCGCTGGGCTGGATGGACTGGAAATCACTGGCCAAGCAGTTCGAAAAAGCCAAGAAGGCCCAGGCCAAAGGCGACCTTGAGCCCATGCAAGTGTTCTATAACACCCGATTGGCGAAGGTTTGGGACTCGGCCCAAGAGCAAACCAAAGCCGATGTCCTGAAACAACGCGCTCGGTTGGAAAGCTACGGTCTGGGCTCAATGCCGGCCGGTGTGTTGATGCTCACCGGCTCCGTCGACGTTCAAGCCAATCGCCTGGAATTCATGGTGATGGGCTGGGGTGTCGGGATGG